GTTTTAGATCTGTTGTGCCTACATAGTTGGTATTATGGGCATAACTAACAAAAACGATTAATACAAGTGGTCGGTATACCGACTTTCGAGGCGAGATACACTGCCTAACCCAAAAGTTGGGTAATCATTTTGCATTAGTAAAGTATTTGACCTATTCTTTGTCAACTCGAAAAAGGATGAACTGGAATTGGGTCCGGACATTTGTATTGAACGGTGAAGTAAAAGAGGAATTGAGTCGGATTGAGACTGGGGTAGAGGATCTTCAAGTAAAATTATTGGAAGAGCGGTTTCATGAGCATACCTTTAAAATAAGTAGACGCCATTCGAATGGAATGGGATTGAAAACTACTGAGGATATGTACGTTGAGGCATTGGCTCAATTGACATCAAAGTGGACGCTTACTTCCAATGGGGAATTATCGGAATTTAATCAGGATCCTGATTATGTAGAAGCAATAATGCGAATTGAGCTTACTAAACCACCTAACCAACGTGGTGGTTTTTCGTTGTTCCCCTGTATACGAGTCCCTGGAGAAAGGGATCTACCTGTGCCACCGCAAGAAATAGTGCAAGCCTATCGTGAATGGGATGTTTTTTATTGGCGCAGGTACTTTTCATTATCTTATACTGCATTACAGTGGCATTCAATTTTTAAAGAAATACGCCATAATGACCAAGTATTATATAAAGGACTCGCATGGGAAGAAAATTGTTATCATCCACTTAGTTATCCATTGCATACACGAATTGAGCCAGTTGTAGGATCTGAGGCTACTCAGGTTGAGCGAATACCTACTCTGGTGATATTGTGTATGCGAAAACTATCTTGGACAAATCGAGCATTTACAGGAGATAAGGATGGACCATATAGTGTCCATTCAATGGCAAATCTCTATCCAAAAAAATTGCCTCGTATGCTTGAAAAATTTAATAAGAGTACAAAATTGAATGGACCTAAGATAAAAGCCACCGAGCAATGGTGGTCGGGAGCCTTGGATATGTTGTACTATGCAATTGGAACACGCCCAATGTTTCAGTCACAAGTTTGGGATTTTGAGGAAGCAAGAGATGAAGCAGTTGCAAATGTGCGAAAGAATACATCAGCGGGTTTGAGAGCAGGACCTCGTAATGAAGAGAAAGTAGCTGGTGTTCGAGTAGTCGCAGGCGTAACAGGAAAGAAAATGGAACAATTACCTTATGCAATAAAACAATTGAATATATTGAAGGAGGAGATTTTGCGAAATCCAAATGTAACGCCTCAAGATGCTGGATCTCAAACTACATTGAAAGACGAAACGTTTAATTCTGATGGATTGCCTGAGGCTGATCGTAAGGATCTGTGTTGGAAGCTACGACCCTATTATATTTTATCCTTATTCCAGTATTTAATGGCAGCGATGGCGGGCGGTTTTCGTCAACATGTCGAGAGAGGTCGAGTAATAAAAATTGGACTTTCATTTTGGTATGGGGGAGCAACAGCATTGGGGATGGGATTGGGGTTTGATGATCCAGAGATGATTTTTGAGGATGGAGATTTTAAACACTTAGATACCTCAATTCATATGACACTCTTAATGTTGTATGTAACCCAATCATTTGTATATTTTAATTGGGATAAGATGACTTCACCAAATCGTATTATATTGAAAGCATTTTTTCGAATTTGTGCGGAGAGGTTATCAATAAAGGTGACCCATTTATTTTCAACAATATGGCGTGTGATTTATGGAGGGATGCCTTCAGGTGCGTATGAGACCTCTCATGGTGATTCTTGGATAATTGCTTTTCTTTACTTTCTTTATATTCGTCAAGTAATGGCAAAGCATCCCGAACGTTGTGCCCAGATAAAAGAACTATTTCGTTTGTTTCGTTGTGGGATAATTGTCTATGGTGATGATCATGTTCTATTCACCCATAGAGATGTTCATGATATAATAAATGAGATGGGATTTGCGAGATTCGTACATGAATTTTGGGGAATGCAGATTCGGGATATTCATCGTGCACGATTTATAACAATACCGGATCCATTGACTGGTCAAATAATTTATCCAGGGATAGTTTTTCTTAAGCGCTATTTCATTCGGAGAGAAACGGTTTTTAGTGCTGATGAAATAACCCAGTATATGATGTCGCCAGTTTTACCTTATCGACCTCTTCATGCAATTGTGATGAAGTATGCTTATGGGAAAGGTGAAGAAAAATCAATTGTGGAGTATATTGTGTCTGCGATTGGAATGGCATATGATACTCAAGGAACAAATAAAGTTGCGTATGACTTTTGTCTTCATATGTATAATCGTCTTTCTGTTAAGGTTTATGGTAATATAACGGAAATATTAGAACAATTTATGGTTGATTTAGTTCGTGATGGTAAAGATACATATATAACTCGACTCATGCGAACTGCTGCAATCTCTCAGGATGATATAGTGAGGGGTTTTCCGTCATGGGAGGATCTCATGGCGCGTCACAAATATAGTAAAGATTATGTGAAGTTTGGAGGATTTAGAACCAAAATAGAAGAATTCAGGTTTTAAGTAAAAATTTTCGCCCTGGAAGGGTTTTTTAAAACAAACACAAAAAAAAAAA